CTCTTCACCCTTCAAAACCTGACTTGTAGAATTATACCAGATCTGTCCTTCTTGAGGATTTGCTGGATCAGTTGAGGTAGACTTGATTAGGTTTCCTCTGATTTGTTTGAAGGTTGTCATCCGACTTCCCCTTAATTATTGGCCAGTAGCCATCCTTGCGTTCCATCAGTGTATACTAATGAGAAGCCAGCTCTTTCGGTTGCAACAGTTAAATCAGCAGCAGAACCTTGAATGTTCTCACTATTTCTTCCAACTGTTAAATTATTTGTATCGAATGTTCCTGCGTAATCTATAAATGAAACTTCATCACCTAAAGTTGGTGTAGCAGGAAGTGTTACGGTAAATGCTCCAGCGTTTGTATTTACAAAATAACCTTCACCGGCAACAGCTGTGAATGTAGTTGTTTTAACTGCTTGCCAATCTGTACCAGCAGCAATCGTTACTGAAGAACCAAGAGTTGCTGCAACACCATTAATAGTAATTGAACTATTTGTAAGTTTAGCATTTGTTACTTGTAATGCAGAAATTTTAGAAGTTATTACTGCATCGGTTGCAAGTTTAGCACTTGTAATAGAACCATCTGCAGGAGTTGTTGGAACTTCAATTACATCCGTTCCATCAGTATAAACTATTTTGTAACCTTTATCTGTTGCAGTAAATGTAGGACCAGTTCCTGAAGCTGTTTTAAATTGAACAGTAAATGCACCTGTAGTATTATTGAAAACAAGATATGATTTTTCAATTCCATCTGGTACTGTTACAATTTGATTTCCAGTAATTGTTCCAGTTAATTCAATAATATAATTTCTTGCATCTGAAGTTGCAGTTGATCCATCAGTAATTGTAAGTGCAGTAGTTTGTGCTCCACCTGCAATTGACTTTGATAAATAACCTTGAGATTGTTCAACGATGTTTAAATTAGTATTTGTAATATCACCCCATTGGCCAGACTTTTCGCCTGTAACCATTAACTCTATTCCAAGTGTAGTAGTATAACTTGATGGCATATTTAAATTCTCCTATTGTGTTAATATTTTACTATCATTAAGCTGCTAAATCAACCTCAGTCCAAGTATTTGATGCACCTGTATTTACTTCTGTCCATGTATTATTAACGCCTGGATCCACTTCCTGCCAAGCTTGAATATTAACTGTTCCAATGCTTGTAGTCATTGAAATACCAGTAATATCAACATCTGCTGAAGCTGCAGTTGTAACAGATCCTATATTACTAGATAATTCTTGTCCTGTAACCTCTGCTATGGATACCCCATCCACTTCTCCAATACTGCTAGTTAATGATTGACCAGTAACAGAAACATCAGCATTACCCGCTGGAATTTCTTCTCCTATTGAAGTTGTTAATTGAATACCAGTTACATCTACAGGAGTATTTAAATCTATTGTCTCATCACCAATTGTTGAAGTTAAACTGATACCAGTTAAAGATATATTAGCATCAGCTTGTGTTGTAACTCCACTAATACTTAATGTTGCAGCAGTACCGGTAGTTACTGGACCTACTTCTATAACTTCTATTACTTGCCCTACGTTTGTGTTAATTGTGTGTTCGACAACATTGATAGTGATATTACCATCTGCAGCAATATCCACGGCTCCTGCGCTTCCTGTTAACTGTGTTCCAGTTACAGGTACATTTGCATTACCTATTAAATCTTCTTCACCAATATTTGCATTAAGTTGAATACCAGTAACATCTAGATTTGCATCTGCCGTTACTGTTTCATCACCAATTAATGATTGTAGTTCTTGTCCTAATACGGATTGATCAACACCAATTGAAATAGATACAGAACCAATACCTGTTGAAAGTGCATCAGTTAAATTTCCACTACCCCAAGCAAATTCACCCCAGGCTTGTTGGCCCCATGAATCTCCAAAAGTTACATCAATGCCATTATCACCCCAGGCTTGTTCGCCCCAATTATTGGATCCCCAGGGTGATTGTGACATTAAAAACTCCTTAGCTGATTCTTAGAATAGCAGCAGAAGTCGTGAATGCAGGGAATTGTATAGTGAATGTTCCAGCAGTTGCAGTTTTGTCTCCACCGAAATCTAACACACAAACCGCATCATCAGTACCTGTACCACCATCAGTTGTTGTATTATAAATCAAAGCACCTCTTGCAGTAAGAGTTACTCCAGTAAAAGATAAATTACTAAAATTAGTAATTGCAACGCCTGAAGATACTTTCACTCCAGAGTTAACTAAAGCTTTACCACCTGCAGTATATCCTGCTGGTGAAGATACTTCACTTGTTGTTGCGTAAATAGTTGTTGATTCTCCTAATATAGCAGAAGAGTCATACATTGCTAATTTGAATGTATCGCCAGCTGCTGAATCAAAATCATGTTCACCAGCTAGTAGTTGTTTTTTAAATGAATTACAAATTGCATTTGTTGTTATTGCCATAATTATTCTCCTTTATTAATTTTTATGGTGACGGTGAATCTACTTTAACTCTAGGGACACCATCATCAAATTCTGCACGTCTTCTTCTTCCCATTTGTTGAAGAGCAAAATTCTGTATCTCTTCATTATACTTACTTTTGTATAAGTTGTACATATCTATGGGTCCTTTTAAATAAGAAAAAGCTTCAGTTAATACACCGTGTAGTAACATTGATTCTTGGTATGTTGAAAGAAATGTATTGTTAGAAGATGTAAATTCTGGTGGATCTGTTATGTAATTAATCTGTACAGTGTATGCAGAATCTGGTGTTGGAGCTACAAGAATATTATTTTCGTCCCAATTTGCCCAATATTTAGGTAAACCAGTTGCTCCACCATTATTATATTCAGATATAAAACTTGTGTCTCTTTTCTCTAAAAAAGTTCTATCACTTCCGTTAATTGCTTGAACGGATCTCATAATAGTTAAATCAGCAGGTAAGATAACGTACCGATTACCACTTGTGAATGTTGATGTAGAGTATTTTCTTAAATCATCATAATCAACTTTACCTGCAACATCGAGTTCAACCGATCGTATAAAATCTTGAATGATTGCATCAGTTAATACATTACTATCGACTTCTGTATAATCTCTAACTTGAGTTAAAAAAGCTGCATGAGTAATAGCCATTATGATATCTCCACGGTTACGGATCTAATTTGAATAGAAAGTTGTCTTCTTCTATTTTGTAGTGATGGATCTGCAGGAATCATTTCTGAAGTCCCTTGATTACTAAATGCAAAATCTCCTGGTAATGTTAAATCTGCAACACCGACTGAAATTCCACCAGAGTCTGCAAATAAACCTGCTATTAAAGTAGGTTGTTGAAATCTTTGTGATCTTGGATTTTTTAAAGCTATTGCATCTGCTTTATGGTATGGTGGATCCAGTTGTGGATGCTTTGGTTCATACTCAGATATATGAACTATAGAACCATTCCATTCTTTGACCATTTCTGTATATGGGAATGCTTGTCCAGATCTGTCAGATATAGCTTGTGATTTTTTACCTCTTGCATATGACATTACACACCATCTCCAAAGTAAGTTTGAGGTGATATATAAACAGAAGTTCTAGAACCATCTTCATTTAATGCTCTTAATAACTCATCCTCATATAATTGTTTTAAAACTTGTATTCGATCTGGTGCTTTCTTTTGAGATAAGTAATAAGCAAGACCTGCACACATACATGGTAAAAATCTATAAGCAATATCTGCAGTATTAGTAAATGCACCTGCATCTTCAATTCTATTAATTGTGTAATATTTTAAAGTTGTATACGTTGTTGCATCTGGCGCTAAATATAAACTAATTGTAGGTACTGTTTGTCTGTTCACATAATATTGTGAAGGTTGTCCAGTTGCTAATTTATTTGGTAAAGCAGCATACGCTGATCTATCAATTTTTGTAAGCGAAATATCGTTAGTAGATGAATTATCTCCTGCAGCTGCAGTTGTAGAAATATATGCTTCTAATACATCATTAACATCTGTTGGAGTATTATAAGTTGCAGTTCCTGCAGTTAATGCTTGTTCGTTAAGTTGAACTTTCCAAAGGTGAATACCTCTGTTTCCCCATTCAGCAAATAAAAGATTTAAACTTCTTCTGGCACTTCTTATATCATTACCACTATTGGTTCGCATACCACATCGTTCATATGCTTCCTCAATAATATCATCGATCTGTAAATCGAATGCTGTGGTTCCTGATGTTGCCATAGTTCATTACATTAAATCTTTATAGTAATCCATAGATTTACCAGGGATTAAATCTTCATCTTGTAGACCCATACCAGAAGTTCTAGCTGCGCCATAACCTTGTTTCATTTCACCACCCATAGATTTTTTAGCCATCTGTTGCTCAGTTGCTTTTTGATATAAATCTTTCATAGGAAGTTTCATACCATTTTCTTTGGATAATAAATTCATACCTGGAGAAGCAGATGCTTTTTTCTTCATCACTTTACCAATAGCTTTTGCTCCAATAGCTCCTAATACAGCAGCACCAAGAACAGCTTTCATTGGTTTTTTCATTTCACCACCTTTAGATTTTTTATTA